GTTCATTATATATTAATAACTATTAAAAAATGTGTCAAAAAATAGCCAAGGTTTTCTTAGTAAACATTAGGAACAACCAAAATAAAATGGAGACTATACGCAAGTACCACAATTCTGTAAAAAGGGCGCTTATTGAATCAACAACAAAACCAGGTGACCGCGTTCTCGACGTTGGCTGTGGTTTTGGTGGTGATCTCGGAAAGTGGGAACGTGTTGGTGTTACACAATTAGATGCATGTGACCCAAGTGAAGAATCTCTTTTGGAGGCTACGAATCGAGCTCCCACCTTTAAAAAATTGAAACCGCACTTTTTTCACGGTGACATCCTTTCGTGTCCAAAGAAACAGTACGACATTATTTGTTACAACTTTTCACTTCACTATATTTTCAGGGATCGCGATTTATTCTTTTCAAGTCTCAGAGCAATTCGAGATAGGTTGAAACCTGGTGGTTATCTTATAGGTTGTATACCAGATTCAGAAAGTATACTAATGTCAACACCTTTTCGGGACAATCTTGGAAACAATATTATTAGAAGTGAATCAACTGGATACGGTAACTTTGGAGAAAAGGTTTTTGTGTTTCTTGCAGATACTCCATATTACAGGGATGGACCAAAACCGGAACCAATTGCATACAAGGATTTACTTATTACTCATCTTGCAGATCTTGGTATTCAAAAACTTGCGTGGGAACAGTTAGACAATTATCCAGTATCAAAACTCTACTCGACATTTATTTTTATACGCACATAGTAAATGTTGATATCGATTCTTTTTATGATTTGTATGCTTGGGATTGTTTTTTTTATACTGGCCACCACTCGTGATCCACCCGTGTTTGTAGAAGTAAAAGAAAGGTACCGAAAGTTTCGAGAGTACATTGCAACTCACAATGTTCCACCAAAGTTTAAAGTTTTGACAAAGCAAATTGTTCTTATTGGATACATCAAGAAGAAGAATGAGCTTGGGTACAATACAAACAAGGGGTACGAGATAGGGCTGTGTCTCGATGGGAGCGCAAATCAGATTTTCCATGTCCTTCTTCACGAGTTGTCACATTCAACTGTCACAGAGTATTCTCACAATGACACATTTTGGAAAAACTTTAAAGAACTCAGGGAGATTGCAAAGAGTATAGGACTATACACACCAATCCCCTCGTCAGCAGCATTTTGTGGAAAGTACATTCGTGACACGTAATTTTTTTGTTTTCTTAAAATAAAGATGGGACCATTTGGATCTTCAATTGCTTCAACATTTCTTTGGTTCAGCTTGTACATTCCTTTCTTTATAGGTGGTTCAGTGAGAGATGATTATCGTCTCCGAGCATTTCTGTTGACTGTAGTTACACCAGTTCTTGTGTCAATCTACATTACAAATCAATCAATCACCCCGTATTTTCTGGTGCCATGGGAGATTATGATTCCATTGGCAGTTGTAATTTACGGAGTTGTGATGCTCATCTCTTTGATAAGCACGAGATTCAGAGATGCGACATCCGGCAGGTCTGACAATTGGGAAGGACGCAGTTACCTTATGCTGACAGTGTTCATCCTGTTGATGTTGGGTATGCTTGCGTACTACTACACAGCCCTGTTCCAGTTTAGCCCATTGGGTATGCAGGTTTAACGGTTAATAACAAATCGCTGAGCGAGATAATAAATAACTGCAGCAATGAGTCCTGATACAAGCAGACCGGCTGTTGTGAGACCACCCTCAAGTGCAAGCTGAGGGAAAAACCCCACCAACTTCTCTTGGACTGGTTTGCAAAATGCAATAATTGCAGCAACACCAGCCACGAGAGCTTGATACTGATCATCAGTCATATTCATGGGATTCTGTTTCGAAGGGGGTGCCATCATCTGAGGCTGCTGTTGCTGCTGGTACTGTTGCTGCATCTGAGGTGGTGCCTGACCATACATCATACCATCTTGGTCAATTGGGGCAGAAGGCATGATATCGGAAATAGGAGTGGAGTCCATTTGTATTTGTTGTTTCGGCATATTTTTTTCAGGAGGTTTTTGCGGGGTTGGAAGATCAAGAGGAACCATCCCATCGCTCGACTCATTAAGATTCATAGTATCCATTTGGTAATTACAGTTTTTTTATTGATTAAACAAGTGCGCACCCTGGGGTTCTTACATCATCTTAATCTTGTTTGCGGAGATGAGACGGCTAACAAGGAACATGTTGACACCGTACACAATCACGAGGGTCCACGCCCAAATGTCACAGTGACCAACAACGGCACAGTTGGAGTTGTAGGCGGCGAGGAACGCCCCAGCCATAACAATCAGCCCTGGAAGAGCAAACCCCTTGAATGCAATAAAGATTGCGGCCAGAGCACCGATAAAGGAAATAATAATCGCCTGCTGAGTAACTTTGAGAGCCATTTTATACTGTTACATTACAAAAAAATATTGTGACGCACAGACATTTAAAAAATCAAGGCTACTAATAAGTAAGCACAGAGAAATGATCTTTAGCGTTGAAGGAAACATTGGCGCGGGTAAGTCCACCTTTCTGGAGAAGCTCAAGAATGAATTTCCAGATGCATACTTTGTTCCTGAACCAGTTGATGAATGGAGCACTATTGTAGACGAGAAAGGTACCACTATTCTTGAGAGGTACTATGAGGATCCCAAAAAGTACGCATTTTCTTTTCAAATGATGGCATTCATCACAAGGATTAAACTTCTCAAAGCTGCTCCAAAGGACAGGCTCGTCATCACTGAACGTTCTGTATTCACTGATCGCGAGATTTTCGCCAAGATGCTTCACGACTCTGGAAAGATTGAAGACATTGAGTATTCAATTTACCTCAGATGGTTTGATGAACTTGTTGGGGACCTCAAGATTGATGGAATCATCTATCTCAAGACGGGTCACCTCACGTGTTTCAATCGAATCAAAAGTCGAAACCGCCCAGGTGAGCACATTCCACCATCATATGTCGCCGATTGTCAATACTATCACGAAAAGTGGCTCATTGACGGTGATTACAGATGTGTCCTTGAACTCGATGGTGAGGTTGACTTTTCAAAGGGTTTACCATGGGATTGGAAATATCGGATTAATAATTTTTTTGCGCGTTAAATATAAATATGGGAATACCAACGTATCCAATTGATTATCTAGAAATGCCTGGACTTAATACATACTGTGCTGCTGGGCAGTACATGGTAACAACTTCAAACACTCGATATGATATGGGGTTTCTTGTTCCAAATACATTTAGTTGCGCACCGTGTCAAGCTGGAAATTATTGCACTGGTAATGACAGACAGAATGCGTGTCCAGTAGGGACAACAAGCCCACCCGGAAGTACTAACATTTCACAATGTACATAATTTTTTTGTGCGTTAAATATAAATGCCTAAACGAGGGTCAGCGCCAGCTCGATTGGGAGCGAGACCACTGACAATAAACGAACGTAGAAATTTTCAAACACTTTTGAACAACTTGGCACTTGGAAACTCGCCAGTTCCGTCGAGACGCGCTTCACCAAATGCACCTCCACCACCACCACCACCACCAAACTCGCCAAAACGAGTTTCTCCAAAAGGCCGTCGCACACAAGCTCGTGGTGGATCCAGCAAGATGACAAAGGCTGCAATCGTCGCTCTTCTTGCGTTAGGTGCGGTTCCTAAAACTGGTTACAGGGCTGGTGTTCGGGAAAGAGTTGGTGGTGCAAGCAGTGAAATTACAAGTATGATGCCATACTATGAATCAACTGCGGTAAATATACCCCTGCCTGGCTCCAAATCTTATAACGCGAGTGGGAGAATGTTGTTTGTGAATAAAGTAACAAAACAACCGCCTGAAAAGAAGGGACCTATTAGAAGAGCTTTCAACCGTGCCAAGAGTGCCTTTACTCGCCCACCCAAAAAGATTTCAATGGACAATCTGAAGGAGAAATTTTACGCAGGACAGGTGAGATCCGGAGCTGGTCGTAAGGTTTTTGAGGTTTTGCACATTCATACACTCCCATCAACCCAAAATGTTATTAACAACCCCAAACTGTACACGAACAATGTTGTTGCATTAGCCATAAATGCATTTAAGAGAGGGAATAAAGTTTTCACAAGACAAAACTTTGAGAATCGAGCGTTCACACCCGGTGCTCGTGAAAAGATTCGCAAACTCCAAAGGAAAAAGGCAAGGGGTCTCAAGGCTAAAGCTCTCCTCAACCTTTCTTAACAATCTTGACGGTTTCCCGCTTCTTGGCTTTATTGGGATCGTTCCCCTTTGGTCCCTCTACGGCGTGTTTGGGGTTATAGTGCTTTCTATGATAGGCCCACATTTCTGGAGAACCGATTCGGAAATTCTTTCGTAGCGCCGCCTTGTACCAAAAGACGCAATCTTGAATTTTATTACTCTTTGATGTATTGTCGAGAACCAAACACTCGTAGTTTTCAGTGCAGGAATTCATCACCTGATTGAACATGTCGAACGTTGGAAAGATACCAAAGAAGGATTTGTAAAGTTTTTCGCGATTCTGAATAACATTTTCACGAAGAATAAATACATAATCAACATTGGCTCGAAGATCCGGGGTCAAATCCATACAGTATTGCATCGTCAACATAAAGAAGAGTTTCCAGTGTCGACCATTCATAAAGCACTGTCGAATGCATGTGTCCTTCATAAACTTTCTGTCGTACATACAGTCGTCCAGCAGAATGAACGCTCCTGGTATTGTGTCTCTTGTCGCGAGTTGCTGTTTCTGTCTGTCAAGAACCCGTTCGATTGCTTCACGGTCATAGTCTGAATAAATAAAGAGATCCGGTACAAAAGACTTGTAATGATGATTCCCTTCTTCTGTGGCGGACATGACAATTCCTGAAGGAATGTGTCTCTTGTTGTACAATATATCCGTGACGAGACAACTTTTACCAGTTCCTCTCTTGCCTATAAACACGCACACTTTGTCATCTGGCATATTCTCTGGTTTGAACTTTCGAAGCGAAAGATTCATTCTCTCTACCATGTCTCGAAATTTTAGTGTTTGAAATTTCTCGCGATATAGTAGTAATGGCGAGCGGCCGTGTTGAGATCGCCTACACAGGAATACAGGACACATTTTTAACCGGTGATCCACAATTCACTTATTTTCAACGGGTTTACAAGCAACACACAAAGTTTGCAATTGAAGTGATGGACACGCCTATTGACGGGACTCTTAATTTTGGCCAAAATCTTGTAGCCACGATTCCTCGAATGGGTGATATGATCCGAACCATTTACCTCAGAGTTCTCTTGTCAAACGTGTACTCTGCGGCTGCGGTTGCAGCAACAAGTAACGTTGGGTACACAGACTCGATAGGAAACGCCCTCATAGAGTACGCAGATCTCATTATAGGCGGCCAAACCATTCAACGAATAAATGGCGAATTTATGGAGATGTATTCGGACATGTGGGTAAGTGACTCGCAGCAAGCTTCTATGAAAGCTCTTGTGGGAACAAATTATAGTCTCAATGCTCTCACGAGTGCAACTGGAGGACCGAATACATCTTTGTACATTATACCTCTTCCGTTTTACTTTTACAGAGACGACAGTATGGCAATTCCACTGTCAGCAATAACTTTTCAAGAAGTTCAAGTCAGAATACAATTGAGGCCACTGTCCCAACTCATCGTCCCTGCACAGTACGCACCAGGCAACTATCCGGGCGACGCAATTGCTAATATTTTACAAATGTCAGTCCCGGTTGAATTTATATTTTTATCAACTCCTGAACTCAATTATATTAAAACTCGTCAACTTGATTACGCAATTACACAAGTTCAACAAAATAAACAAACAATAAATTCCGGTAATACTTTTACGCAAATGCAACTCACATTTATAAACCCAGTACGAGAACTTTACATGGTTGTTCAGACTTCAAATGCGGTTACGAATAATGATCTCTTTTCGTACTCGAATATTTATCAGGGAACTCCAGTTGATATTTTAAGAAACATAAGTCTAACATTCAACAATGAAACAAGAATAAATTCAGAGGTTGCAAACTACTTGTACCTGCGACGTGCTCAACCACTCAACTTTCATACGAGATCCCCAACAAGGTTTATATATTCGTATAGTTTTTCATTGTTTCCAGAAAATTCAGAACCTTCAGGACAGACTAATATGAGTCGAATAATCAACAAATTGCTCAATGTGAATATTAATTCTCAAGAGTTTGATGTTGAAGTTCGTGTGTACGCAAGGAGCTACAACATCTTGAGAATTAGAAATGGTCTCGCAGGAGTTATATTTATAGATAACAACTTCTTCTAGTGTAGTAAAATGAATCCCGGTGACGATGACAAATTCGCAGCTGATATAATCAGCAACGCTATCGAGATAATGAAACCAGTTATGGAGTCGGCGGTTGTGTTAGGTGGTCACTATGCCAAGGGGTGTGGGCGTGACTGTGTAACCGCTATGGATGTTTCATATTCAATGAAGTATTGTGCAATGAACCTCGTTGGAAAGCAGGTTGGAAGTCTCTTTCCAGAGATTTACAACGAATCCGACTCGGAGGAATCAGAGTGGGAGACGGATTCTGATCAGGAGCAAGAGGTCAAAGAGGAGGAGTTCACCAGGTACGAGGGACCAGATGAACTCCTCAACAACATAAACAAGGCGTACGATACTTGGTCAACTTGGGAGCCATATTCTCCAGCAGAGAAAATGCTTAAGAATGCAATCGAAAAAAGTGATTCTCATAGTTAGTATGGAACCATACAATGGCAAGGACTTTGCCATGTGGAAAACAGTAGAGTCGTCGTCTTCATCAGGAGGAGATTCTTCAGAAGACGATGATGAGGACGAGGGAGCTGTGAAGGGTCCAAAGGGGTACTATAAAAAAAAGATTCCAATTAAAAAAATTTTCAGCACGACTCTTGTTGTCGAAGAACTGATCCCTGAATAAAATTTCTAAACTAGTAGTAAATGATGAACACTCTTTCTGTTGGTGCTATTCAGCTCGAGACACAATCCCTTAATGCAATTGTCGCTGGTTTCAGCTTTGCATCAGCCATTGCCTGGATGGATGCGGTCCGCTGGATCATCTCTCAGGTTATCAACACTCCCAAGACGAGTGGCTCGTACTTTTTCCTGACTGCACTGGCCACGACTCTGATGTCCATCTTCGTGTACTTTGTGCTATCACTCTTGTCGAAACGCGTGCTGCCACCTCAGCAGCCCATCTACGCTGTTAGCCGATAAGCATCAAGAACCCTAAGAAAAGAACAACAAAAGCTATAATGTACACAAAATTGATATTTGGCGCACCTATTGCATCTTTAATTGGATCTGGTAGTTTACCAATATCGTCGTATGGGTACACTTTTAAAAATCTATCCGTTTCACACGTAAATTCAAATTTTAACATATGATTTGTTATTCCGAAATCATATGGTATTAATTTCGTTCCATTGTTCCAATACATTCTAACTTGGATGTTGGTTATGTTTAGATCGGGTGGAGTACTGTACTCTATGAGGTGATCTTGGGGACAGTATTGTATTACAGTTCCAGGCAAGTCCAGCGCTATTCGTCCCATGTATGACGGTATTAGCTGGTTTGTAGTTGTGTTGCTGTATGTCGTGTTCCCAAAACTAAACGCACCTCCATCAATGTACGAATATTGTTTTAGATCCTCCCCATTCACTGTCAGTCGTAAAAGTATACACGTTGGCCCTCCGAGATTTATCACATTTGAAACGAGAGAACCATTTGTTGAAGAAATATCCGATCCGTTGAATCCCAAAACATTTGCTGGACCACCCACACTACTCGATGTTGCGTACCCATTAGACCCGGTGAAAAACTTGAAAGTAAAGTTGTTTCCTGTACCGACGTTTGAAAAAGTCAACGCATTTGTGAATGTGTTGAAAGATACAGATGTGACATTTGTTGCAGCGAGAGCAGTCTGCAAACCGGTCGCCAAAGTTGTGCCATTTGAATAAGTTCCCTGAGGCAGAACAATAGTTGTTCCATCAACTTGAAACTGCTTGTTACCTGGATTTATAAG